TGCGCTGCTCCCACTTGAACATTGAGCCGAGGTGCAACTACCGCTCGTGGCTACACGGTGCGCCGCACATAACGGACGAGGCTCTTGACCGCTTGGAGAAGATGAAGAAGGAGTTTGAGGACGAAATAAAGAAATATAACAATGAACGTAAAGAAGATTGAGCGAGTGCGTCTCGAAATCGACAACAGTGGTGAGAAGACGCGCTGCGACCTACATGTCGGCTACGACAGCGGCGGTGCTATTGACTGCACCAACGACCCGATGAACGACTTGGACGCGAAGCAGAAAAAGGAGCTTTCTGCCCTTTTGATGCAAGCGACAGACCAAGTCTTGTGCGAGTTGCATAATATAAGAACGGCTGAAAGTATATGAGCAGATTAACAGACAATGAAGTTAGGGAGGTCGCCGAGATGCAAAGGCACATCGACAACCTCGAAGAGTATTTGAGCGTCTTGTTCGCCACGCTGCGGGGAAAGGATTATCCAACGCGCCTCCCACTGAAAGAGGACACCGACCAGTCGTGGTTCTTCAATGACGTGTGGGAGTTCTTGAAATATGTCAGAACAGACAGCCCCGGCGTGCTTGAGGACTTCAAGAGCAAAGAGCGACAAGAGCGGCAGCGGCAGATACAACGGTGGCAAGAGCGGAAAACCAAGCGGCGCAAGCCATTTTGGAAGCGTCTTTTCGCCTGCGTTCCTCATCGTCAATCAAGTCGCCGAGGCGGGCTATGAGAGAGTTTATGTGGCGGGGGCTTCTGAATGAGTATTTTCCGTTGGTGTACTCTACGCCTATTCGGTGTTCTTTCAGATAAGCCTCTAACACCTCCCAACGGTCGGCGACTTCGGACAGCTCGTCAATGTTGGCAGACTGGTCTTTGTCCGACAAGGCAAGTTCGGCAAACCTTTTCAAGGCTCGCATTTCATTAAGGGTTAATTCCATAAAAAGTAAATATTAAAGTAGCAACTGCAAAGATAAGAAATTCGGTCGGCATACGGCACAAGGTGGATATTAAAGTAGCGTTTGGTATTATCAGCCGCGTGCCGACCATTCAAAACCAAAGACGATGAGCAAGAAAGCGAAAAGCAAGGCTAAGGTCTATGAGTTCGAGAACGGCATATACCCCCGCACGTTGTGGGTCGTGAAAGGCGGCACTATGGACGAGATAAAGGAGTTGTACCTCAACAACGAGCAAGAGGAGATAAACTTTTCAGACGAAGACGGTTTCGGCGGATGGACTTGCAACTGCGTGAGAAAGAAAGATTACAAATATGGCATCGTGGTATGGTTTCCAGAAAAGATTACCATTAACTATATGGCACACGAAGCCACGCACGCCATGATGTTCTTCTGCACAGCCTGCGGGCTTACGGTTGACTGCGTTGACAACAGCGAGCATATCGCCTACCTAATGGGCTGGATAGTGGAGTGCATAGACAAGGTGAGAACAAACAAGGCAAAATAAAAATGAGCAAGAAGAAAGAAACATTAGCAGATAACTTCACCGTTGAGATAGGGCTTTTCAGCCAACAGGTGATGTTCCATTTCGGAGATACAGGATTGCTGAAAGAGTTGTTGGAGAAATACGCCAATGAAGCCGTGGCAAAAGAGGTGCTTGATGATATAAACAGTAAAGATGCACTTGGAACCACTTTCTCGTTGCCAAAGGGAACGTTAGTGTATTTACCCGATAAGCCTAAGACGGATGAGGATTATGGCGTATTGGCTCACGAAATCCTACACGCCGTGTTCAAGGTGGCACAAAAAATAGGTGTGGAGTATTCACCGCAGGGAGAAGAACTCTACACCTACCTAATGCAATACCTTACGCAAGCCGCTTTGGAAGAGCTGCGCAAGTAGCTCTACTTCTTGAATACCTTGCGGTGTTCAATAACAGTTGTGTTTGGATGTTTCAGCGCATAGTCCATCTTCACAATCTGACCAGTCTTCGCATCGCGAGGAATAGTCCTAACAACAACCTTTTTTACCATGATAAAATGAAATTACGTAATTGGCAATATTGCCGCAACAAAGATAAGAATAAAAATTGAATTATGAAACAGACAGACGACTATTATCACAGCGAGAGGCACAGACTGCCACGCAAGCTGAAGAAAGCGTTGAAGTCGATGATTGGTTGGTTCGACTACTCAAACTGCACCTTCACGATAAGGCGCGCTGACTTCCGCTTTCTTTTGGTGAGGACGAAATGGGAGAGGAAAGGCGTAGCCTACTTGAAAAAGCAAACCCTCAAATCCATTCAAAATGGGTATCTTGAACGGATGCAGGAAAGAGGTCTGCCTATCACGCAGGAGCAGATAGACGAAATAAAACGGAAATTTAAGTTATAGAAATATGAGCAAAAAGAAACGAAACGTTTTGATAGCCATTGTCGCGGTGACGTGGCTATGCTGTATGCCAATCACAGGAGTAACACTGTGGTTCGCATGTACAGCCATTTTGAGTGCGCTGGTCTCGCTGTATTATTGCGCAGTCGGCTTTTTCTGGAGCTGGTTCGGTGAATTGGTTATTAAAAGTGGAGGAAACGGGCAATTATCGTCAATAGAGCGCAGAGTGCTGAAATTAGGGCGGCAGCTGCTGAAAGATATGTAGCCTTGTGCGATTTCTTCTGAGAGAGCTTAATCTCCCTCTCTTCCTCTGCTTCGGCGAGCCAATCTTCCACGTGAGCGGCAAAAGCATTGAGCGATTGTTCGCTGACAAAGGAAATTGCGTTCACACTGATATTATATCCTCGAAAGCCGTAATCTTTCAACAGAGGGGTTATAAGAGACCAACGCCGCGCAAGTTCGGGAAACCTCGACACCTCAACGGTTTTATGTGCCTCGCAATTATCTACCAGCACCATTAAGGCTCTAAGGTCATTAAGAGTAAGTTTATAATCCATAATTAGAAACATTTGAAATTAGACGCTGCAAAGCGTAGCAAGATTTTCGGAACGCACCGCCTTACAAGGACATTTGGAATTAGACACTTTGAATATTCTGTGCGGTGCGTTCCTTTTGACAAAATATTGCAACAAAGAAGAAAGAGGCAGGAAAGATAAGGCGGAAATGCGAAGAAGTCCTCAAACGCTTAATAATGATGAAGTATGAAGAAAATATTATTGGCAGCTTTGGCTGTCCTATTGATGGGTTGTAAGCACGAGCTCGAAATCTCCCAACGAGAATATGATAACGTTAAAACAGGGCAGCGCGTTATAAACGATAGTATTGTATGGCAGTAAAGAAGAAACCCGATACTTTTCTCGGCCTGTGCAAAGACTGCGCCCACGCCTACAATCCACACTCCCCAAGCGTTGAGGGTGTCCCTACCCTCGCCCAATGCCCTTTCGAGCGGTGGTGCGTGCTGTGGCAGCGAGAGTGCGTGAACAAACATTATAAGAAAGAGATATGATTTGGTAAGCAAAGAAGAAGTAGTTAAATCGGCGTTAAAGTTATTCTGAAAAGACAATAAATAAGAATAAATATTTGCATATAATGTAGTAAATTACTATTTTTGTAAAATAAAATATCGCACATGGAAATTTATACCTCATATTTTGCAAACGTAAAGAAACTGTATGCCGTTGGTGTAACGCCAATAAGCATTGCCATTGGCTCTCCTCGGTGGTGGAAAGGTGCGGAATACAAACCTCTCGCCCCTACATGGCACATGGTTAAAGATAACATCGGGCGTGAACGCTATATCGAAGAATATAAACAGATTTTGTCGGAACTTGACCCTTGCGCCGTCTTGTTGCAATTAAACAGTCTGGCGAAAGATAATGACTTCGCATTGCTGTGTTGGGAGAAACCCTCTGACTTCTGCCACCGACATATTGCTGCCGAATGGTTAATGGATAATACAGGATGTATAATAAAAGAATTTGGCGTAGCGGATACTAAAACGCCCAAACCGCAAATTAAATCCAAACGAGAACTATCTTTATTCTGATACATGAAAAAGACATACAACGAGACATATAATGAGGTCATCGGCGAGCTAAAGTCGTTATACAAGAATAGGGTTGGGCGAAATCCTGTCTACTTGCAGGAAGAGCGAGACAAAAGGACGCACGAACTATGGAGTAAGCTATATGTTCCACATGGGACGCTACCGAAACGAGGAGTAAAACCAATGGTGCATTTTGGTGGTGCTAAAGATGGGCAAGCAATAGAGCCGAAAATACCAATAGATTGACATGAGGATAACAGAACGTACATTCGGACTTGAACTTGAATACGCAAACGTAGAAAAAGGTAAGGTGATTATGCCAAAAGGGTTCTTTTGGGATAAAGACGAGATTGTTCACAATACAGACGGCTCACAAGGCACGCACGCCTACAAATATGGAGGAGAGTTGAACACAGAGCCAATGCTATTGAAGCATGAAAATTTTGACAAGATTAAATCATTTGTGAGCCGATGTGTGGAACATGGAGCATATGGCAGAAGAGACCTCGCCTTACAAGTGCATATATGGGTGGGTGATTTGCCTGTTGAAAAGATTAAGGATATTTTCTACTTGACGTATTACACAAGCGGAATATTGAAAGAGATATGCCATGAACCACCTTATTGTGATGAGCAGCGTTACAGGCCAAGCCCTACATTGCAATTTTACAACCGTATCAAAAACTGCGAGAATACAAAAGACGGGCTGCAAAGGGTCTTGGAGAACTCCTCGAATAAAGGCTTTGTGCGGCATTTCGTAAACATATCATCATATCTTGTGCGAGGTACAATAGAGTTCCGCTTGTTCAACTCCACCACGGAATACCAAGAAATAGTAAACTCCATACTCTTTGCATATCGGTTCATTGACTATTCTATAAAACACACTGAAGAAGATTTCAAGAAGATAACATCCAAGGAAATCTTTATGCGTGAGCTAAAGGTTAAAGACAACCTGCCACCCCTGCCGCATCCGCTGATATACTTCAACAACTCGAAAAGACAAGACAGGGGCGAACTGACGCATCGTGCGCTTGACATAACAAGTCCATTCGCAAGAGAAATAAGCAAAGTTGTTGACAAGACATTTATCAGCGTCAATCCTCGCCTATACGCACTTGAGCTGAAATTGGCGCAGGAAAAGGAGATTACTATCTACAACAACGATGAGCTGAACCACATCCTTTATCTAATAGCGACACGAGGACTGACAATACATTACAAAGATAGGGCTGATTTCTTTGAAAAAGAGACAACCGATGACCCTGCAACGCAAATCGCCTGTTTGCTTACGTTCCATAGAATAAGAAAGTTCCTTCGTGAAGGCGAATACTTTGAGAAAACATTGCAATCATACATTGATGCACTTAGTGAGACAATAAACAAGGCAAGACCTGTTGCTGAGAAGATAATAAAATTCTTGCAGTCTGCTGAATATAACATCGGTACGCTCAATGACGCAATAGAACGAGGTGGCGACATCTTTTTCCAATTTGATGATTATGGTAAATATAGAACCACCGTCTCCAAGTTAAAGAAATATTCAGATTATACAGGCTCTTTCACACGAAAGAAAACGGAGTACAAGGACATTCCATACAACCTGCCTAATGGAACTACGCTCACACTCGCAAGCACCTGTAAGTATTTGGAGATACCAAAGATAGCGAAGAATGGCGACACTATTCTATATTCCACCAAAGAGACTTCCGAAAACGCAATAGCAAGCAAAAAAGAACACATAGAAAGTGCAACATTCATAACGCCGCCAGACAATTTGGATATTTGCGACATAAAGAAATTGAAGATTGTTAGGGTGAAGCCGACTGTCCTCCATATAGCGCAGGATTTATACATCAAAAAAGTCGAAAAGACATCTGGCAGTAGATTTTCATTTCTTGTGTTTTATGACAAGTACCTATTAGGCGGCTTCGGTTTTGACCTGCCGAGACATAGAGGATATGACGAATATGACCTTTGGCTGTTGAGTGATTTTTGCACGAACAATAACATATACAGATTGAGCAAATTCATTCTTTATCTGATTAAGACAGACTACGTGAAACGCTCACTGTCACGTGCAAGAAGAAAAGACCAAAGTACGGTATTCACGAAAGTTTATACGCATCTGCCCGTCTCAATGAAATACCGAGGCGTGTTTGACAAGGTAGGCAGGGAAGAAAACAACCTGCTATATGAAACCGTGTTAGGAACGATGGGCAGCATACAGAACGCTTTTGATAAGTATCAGAAATTAAAGAACAAGAAAGGATAACATGGGTAAGTGGAAAATAGAGGAAGTGGATATTAATCTACTTGTTGAAGCAGAGAAGAACGCGAACCAAATGTCAAAGAAAGACTTTGAACAGTTGGTGAACAATATAAATGTCAGTGGAGGACTGAGCAGTGCTATCGGCTGTTACAAGCGAGACGGCAAATTTGTGATATTCAGCGGACACCATCGTTACAGGGCAGCTTTACAGCTGCGGTATAAGACCGTGCCTGTCATTTATGCGGATGAAGCAGACTTGTCAAAGGATGAAGTAATCGCCTTGCAGTTGTCGCATAACTCTCTGCATGGAGAAGATAACAAAGGGATATTGAAACGGTTGTTTGAAGAGATACAAAGCGTAGATTTCAAGTCCTTTGCCCATATAGATATAAATCAGTTACAGTCTCTTGATGTCAGCGGAATATCCTTTGTGCCTGAAAGTGAGCATTACTCAATGTATGTTGTATTGTATAGAAAAGACTTGGAAAATCTATCCGACTTGCTTGAGATGACGGCAGAAGATGTGAAGACTGCGGATGTCGTACTTATGGCGGACGGAGAAGAGAACGAGGAATTTATGCTCAGACTCACAAAGGAGATACGGCATAAGTATCAGTTGAGAAGTGCGCACATGGGCTTCTGCAAGCTATTGGAGCTTGCAAAGCTCGGTATGGAATACGACCTTGCAAATAGGAAAGAAGAATAAATAGGATAACATGAAAATAGGGATAATAAAAGAAACAAAGACACCGATTGATAATCGTGTGGCTATATCTCCGCAGAGCGCAGAAAAGATACTCAAACAGTGCAGCGAAGATAACGCAGAGCGCAGAAAAGATATTTCTATCGCGTTAGAAAAATCAGACAACCGATGTTTTAAGCCAACAATGTATGACTACCTCGGAGTGGAAACGGACAAGGAAGATATGTCAGACTGTGATGTGTTGTTTGGTGTTAAGGAAGTTAACATTGAAGCCCTGATACCAAACAAACATTACTTTTTCTTCGGCCATGTGGCGAAGATGCAAGAATATAACAAACCGTTGCTCCAAGCGATGGTTGACAAGCATATCACTTTCACGGATTACGAGTATCTCACAGACGAAAAAGGTAATCGGGTCTGCGCCTTTGGCTGGTATGCAGGCGTAGTCGGTGCATACAACACGATAAGACTTATAGGAAAAAGATATGGATTGTTCGATGTTGGAGCTATTCATGGTTTCTATGATGTTGATAAGTTTAAAGACGTTGCTCCGAAACTAAAACAGACCAAACTAAATATTCTCGTAACAGGAGATGGCAAGGTCGCTCTTGGTGTCCGCATCGTATTGGGCTTTGTCGGCTATAAGGAAGTGCCGCTAAACAGTGAAGAATTGGCAAACGGTTTCTGCTATTCAGTCGCCAAGACGCAAGACCTTGTTGAACGCATTGACGGTGAACCATACAGCAGAGACGACTTTCATGCGCATCCCGAAATGTATAGAAGCAAGTTCGACCAATATACAAAGAAATATCACGCACTCATCGCTGCGCATAAATGGGAGAAAGGTCAGCCAATATACCTGTCAGAGAAAACATTGCGTAACGCGAAGAATAACATAAAGGTAGTAGGAGATATAACCTGCGACATCAACGGAAGCATTTGCACCACCATAAAGCCGTCAACACACAAGCAACCGTTCTATTCAGTGAAGCTATTGAAAGGAAAGGTTGTAAAATGCTCTGACACGAGCAAAGACGCAATCAGTGTAATGGCGGTAGATAATCTACCAAATGCCTTGCCAATAGATGCAAGTGTGGGGTTTTCCACCGAGCTTGAAGATGTCATTATAAATCATCTTCTTGTCAACGGTGCAGACGATGAAATGATAAAAAGGGCTACGATTGTGAAGAACGGCAGGATAACAGACCGTTACACTTATTTGAACGATTATTTAAAAGCATAAGGTATGGGAAGAACTAAGAGACCTGCGGATAAATACATATTGGCGTGCTATCAGAAGAAAGCATGTAACATGACTGCCACTGCGGAAGCGTTGGGAATTTCACGCAGACAACTATATAAATGGTATAACGGCAGCGTCAAGTTGAAAGCCGAGATGGATAACATCAAGGAGTCAATGCTTGACTTTGCAGAATCAAAACTTGCCGAGCTTATAGCGCAAGGCGATAAGACGGCAATAATATTTTTCCTAAAATGCCAAGGTAAGAAACGTGGTTACATTGAGAGGCAGGAAACGGAAATATCCGTAAACCCATTCCAAGAACTTATGAAGTCTTTGCCAGATGAGTAAGAACTACAACAATGAATTAGAAAAGCAACAATACTTCTTTAGGAAGTGGAGAGCAGATTGGAATACATTTGTTACCGATGTGCTTAAAGCCAATCTTGACAAAGAACAGCAAGCAATCATTCGAGCCGTGCAACACGAGCCGATGGTTGCCGTTGCGAGTGGTACTGCACGAGGAAAGGATTTCGTCGCGGCGTGCGCTGCCTTATGTTTTATGTACCTAACTCCGAGGTGGAATAAAAAAGGCGAATTGGTTAAGAATACAAAGATAGCACTTACGGCGCCCTCGAACAGACAAGTGTCAAATATTATGACACCAGAAGTTCGCAGGTTGTTCCGTAATGCTCAATTCTTACCGGGCAGACTTGTTGCCGATGACATAAGAACGGAATATGAAGAGTGGTTCTTGACTGGGTTTAAAGCCGCAGACGACAACACCGAGGCATGGTCGGGTTTCCACGCTGTTAATACAATGTTCGTAGTAACTGAGGCTTCGGGTATTCCCGAAAAAGTATATGCCGCCCTTGAAGGAAACTTGCAGGGCAATTCACGCTTACTATTGGTGTTTAACCCAAACGCTACGACAGGCTATGCTGCAAGGGCAATGAAGTCTGACCGCTTTAAAAAGTTCCGTCTTAACTCTTTGAACGCAGAAAACGTTAAAAGGAAAGAACAGATAATACCGGGGCAGGTGAACTATGAATGGGTTGCTGACAAGGTTCAGACATGGTGTACCCCTATAAAGAAAGATGACTTCAACGAAGAATTAGGCGATTTCCGATGGGAGAGAAAACTATACCGCCCGAATGACCTCTTTAGAATAAAGGTGCTTGGGCTGTTCCCTCGTGTGTCGGAAGATGTGCTTATTCCTTACGATTGGATAGAAAGGGCTAATCATCGTTGGCAGGAACTCAAAGAAACAGGATTTACTCCGACAGGCAAGGCTTGCATTGGTGTGGATGTGGCAGGTATGGGATGCGATAGCTCCGTCCTTGCCATTCGATACAGCGACTTTGTTGAGGAGTTCCAAGTTCACCAAAGCGGAGGAAAGGCAGACCACATGCACGTTGTCGGCATGATAAACAAGGCACTTAAAACGAGCGATGATATGGCATATATAGATACTATTGGCGAGGGTGCGCCTGTGTTGTCTCGTCTTATCGAATTAGGACATTCCAACTGCGTGAGTTGCAAGTTTTCTGAAAGCGCAAAAAACCTGCACGATGAAAGCGGAGAATATGAGTTTGCCAACATGAAAGCATATTTATATTGGGCTTTGAGAGATTGGCTTGACCCGAAGAACGGTCATAATGCTGCATTGCCTCCCGATGATATGTTAGCTGGAGAGTGTACTGAAACGCATTGGAGATTGACAAGTACAGGCAAAATCGCCATTGAGAAAAAGGAGGATGTGAAGCAACGCATAAAACGAAGCCCAGACAGGCTGGACGCTTTGGCAAACAGCTTCTACCCAAAGAATATGTTTGAAATGAGCGATGAGGAAATATTGGAAGACTTTTTATAGTTTGTATCCATATATCTGTGGCCGCCTATCTCACGACAGACGGCTTTTTGTTTAGGAAATAAAATGTTGGTAGGATTTTCGAGATTGTGTGAGGTGTTGATATAGGTTGGTTGTACCTTTGCAATGATAAACATTTATAAACGCTAAATAATAAAATTATGGTATTCTTTATTTCTAATTTGACAAACGCAGATTACACTTGGAATGATGTAGATGGTTGCTATGATATTACTGGTGGCATTACTGTCAAGCGGTTAAACCTAAAGCCATGGCCAACCGCCAATGTCAGGCATCAAGCGTGCGCAATGAAGATTGCGTTAAACGTTGAGACTGGCGGAAAGTATGCAGTGTTGGCGTTTGATGAGAAAGGTGAATGTGTCGCTTATAAGGATAGCTTGTGGGCGATTGAGGATTCAGATGCCTACAAGCAATTCATGGCAGAATGTAAACATTAACCGTGAAGTGGTGTTAATGGTTGAATAAACATTTAGCATCACTTCAATAAACGCGAGGTATATCGTACCTTTGCATTGTAAACATTAATAAACATATAAAACAACAATGGAAACACGAGTAAAATCATTCACAAAGGATTGGGTCATAAACAACCTATCAAACCAACCGTTCAAGGTGTCATACAACAAAGTTGTATCGCACAACCGAAATACAGGTGAAAAAGTTATCAAAAAGGTTAGCTTTACCGCCGTTCCAAAGGGAATAAGGATGTTTGACCCTTTTACCCTCCTATTGGAGTTTGACGGCTGTTGCATGTGGTGGATAACTCCAAAGAGCAAAGTGACATACCTCAAGACAGAATCAATAGAATTAGCAGAAGAGCAATGACCTACGGCACAAAGACCAGCCTTTCCTGCCTCGGTGAGTTTACGAGGGTGCTGACAAACAGCTGTGGCTTAATTTTCGGTGTGAGACCTTTGAAAATGTGCCGTGGAGCAATCCTAAATTTGAAAGCGGTCTGCGGAGCTATCCGTTAAATAGTTGCTTGGTTGAGCATATCAACTTGGGGAGCAGACCCATAAATCTTCGCCATGCAACTGACAGGTATTCAGTCCCAGCGCCTTGGGCAAAAGGCGGCGTTACATCCACGTTAACAGATGCGGCTGTGTTATCGGCAGGACGGACAAACTTTTATTGTAGAACATTAAAACATAAGAATATGAAAATTGTAGTTTTAGACCGATTTCTTGCCAAAGTCCTCTACCTTGATGTAGATGACGCAGTGATTGAAAATGACGATGTTGA